ATTTGATGCATTACCTACACCAATTGTTTCAATTTGGAATAGATTGTATCTATCACCAGATATTGTTTGTGATTGGATGTATGGAGTTACTGCCTCTTGTGCATCAAATGCAAAATTTTGGTTTCCTAATACAGTTACCGATGAAGATGCCGATGAATTAAATGTTACGGATGAGTTCTTAAAGAATCCATATACATAAGCAGTTTTTGCTCCTAATGCAGATGTTCCAAACACTGCTTCAATATCATTTGTATCTTCTGGGTCTAATGATGCGGATAATGCTAAACTACCACTATTAGTTCTTAATACAAAATCACCTGCTCCTAATGTTGAACCAGTAACTTGTGCACCATATAAACCCGCATTTGAGTTTGTTGATGTATTGAATAAGATGCCTAATGATTGTGATACTGCTCCGGAAGTTGCAGTTAATAATAAAGGAGCAGTTTCAATGTATCCACCGATACCTGCAATTCTGCAAATTGTTGCAGTTCCTGCTTCTCTTAAATATGATTGTACCGATAGTGGTGTGTAGTATGTATCATCAACAGTTCCGAACAAAGTTTCGAATTCTGCTTGAGAATTAACGATTGTTGGAACTACTGGTCCTTCTTTGAAAGGTCCGATGAATGCTGCACCAATATCAGCTACACCTTGTTGTAAAAATGATAGGTCGTTTTCCTTTGTAAAAACACCTGGTGATACTATTTTGTCTGCCATTTTAATGCTTAATTTAAAAATTTTATTATCTTAGTATAAATATAAAAATTATTTTCAAAACATCAATTCTTATTTATATGATGGTGAGAAGTAATCATATACTTGCCCTACTGATGCTGCTGATTGTAATGTGTTATAGAATAATACTGGTCCAATTTGTCCGTTCCAGAATGTTGTTCTTGCACTATTACTACCTATTGTTACATAGTTTGTAGATGATGGTGCAGTAAATGCCGATGCGGTAAATGTTCCTACCGATGTTTTATCTACATATACGGTTACAGTTCCTGATGGTTGGAATGTTGCAGAAATCATATACCATACATTTGATGATAATGATGTTGTTAATTGTGCACTATTTCCTAATGTACTACCATAGAATTTAACTCTATTTAAAGTAGAACTATCAGTTGATTCGATTGCCAAACCATAAAAACCTGCGTAATCAAAAATATGTCTCGATGCTACACCCAATGTTGTTGTAGGTCTTACCCACATATGTATAGCACCTGCGTTAGTATTAAATTGAGTTATACCTCCATTTATATTTGTTGTAGTATCTTTATACCAAAATTGGTTTGTACCATTTCCTGCCCAATATTTATCTTTTCTTGTTGCTCCGTTATTATATGATGGATTACCACCTGTGATACTTGCTGCATTTGTTACACCTGCAGGTCTAACACCAGTATTATATCCACTCATATCCAACCAATCTGCCGTTGCAGTTCCTGCCGTAGAAGATGCTTTAGATGGGTCTAAGTACATTCTTAAACCTGCCGATGGAATATATGGTTGTGTTGTTGTACCTTTATTGTGAGATATTGTACCATTTGCCAAGTAAACGTCAGCATTCTCTACGTTGATTGTTACAATTTCAATGTCTTCATTTATAATACCAATATCATATACTTCAATTTCAACTAAACCGTCTTCATCTGTGTAAGTAATAACCTTATCACCTATAAGAACATCTTCAATTGCTTTGAATCTGTATTTGTTTATTTCAATATCATATACCCAAAGAGGGTGAGTTCCAGTTGCTTTTATTAAACCACCGTTTAATTCATAATATCCACTTGCAAAGTTAAATGTAATATCTGATACAACTACATTTTGTGCTTCACCTTCCGATGCATCTAACATATAGAATCTCCAATCTAGTTGGTCTGATTCAGGGTCTTGTGATTCATCGGGTAATCCTGCTGGCACCCATGCTTTAATTCTATCACCAACTACTAAATCTTCAACATTTAATTGAGCTCCTGATGCAGTTGTTACCTTTGTTCCAAATAATAAACAAAAATCAGGTTGGTTAATTGTGTTATAAACATCAACTGCGTATAATGTTTTTGTAACAGTAGTATTATAATTGGTTGCCGCAGTATTAAAACCATCCGCATATGTCATTGATAAACTAGAAGATGCTTCTGAATATGTTGATACTGCTATTGATGCAGGTGTTACTGGAAAAGATGGAGTTGCTCCTAATGTTGCACTACCAACCGTAAAGTTTGCATTATTAAATGATACTGTATAGTTTGCAGCTACACTACCAACTCTTGTACCATGAGCAGTTCCTGCACTTCCAAATGTAAATGTTGCATTTTCAGATGTAGATTCTACAATGTATGTAAAAGTTGGTGGAGTTACTGTTACTGAATCAATTGCAAATGCTCCAATAGAAATTTGAGTTCCTGCTGCTGCATTTCTTGCATTTAATGATGATGCTTGTGAAGTTCTTGCTGAACCAACAGTTGCTCTGTATAAATTTCCTAATGATAGATTAGTTTTTGGCATATTAGTATGTGTTATTCTCCGTTATAAATATCTAAAAGTTTTTCTTTCCATACATCTTTGTTAGAAAAGTGTAATATCATCCAATCTTTTAATTTTTTGTGTTCTTTTTTCCTTTCTTCATAACTATCTTTACAAATTTGCTCATAGATTTCTTTAAAACTTTCTGCATCTTTTGCTTTATATTTGTAATCAAGAGGAATACACCAGTTTTCATGTAATATTGGTATCTTACCCCAATCAACTGCTTCAAATATTCCATATCCGAATGGTTCATTTTCAAAACATGAGTGAGATATACCCCAATCAAGTCCGTAGAACCTTTCTTTATATTTGTAATCAAACTTATAAACTTTACTTTTTTCAAATTTGTATTCGTATTTTTTTCGGTAATATTTATTGAATGTTTCCGTATTGGTAGATACAAAGGATTCTATCCCATCTATAAACTCAACATTTTTTCTACCTTCTGCTCTTGCAGCAAACCCAACTTTTACCGACTCCGAAATTTCTTTATTTATTGTAAATTCGTATTTGTTTGGAATTTGATGTAAATTATCCGTTTTGTATGGAAAATGATATAATCCTACCCAAACTTTATGTTTAATCTTATCAATCATTTCTGATTCATATTCCCAATTACCATACCAATGTAAGTATTCTTCTTTTTCCATTTGTGCCATTAAAGACACTCTTGTTAAATTATGAAAAACGATTGAATCAATCTTTTCCAAACTTTGATGAATAGCTCTTGTTGGGGTATAATGACCATGAAGAATATGTATCCGTCTTGCACCTTCAAATATTTTTAATATCTCATCTTCAGATGTTTCCCAAATGTGGTCAATCTCAATTGGAAACTCTTCATAATTTTGAGGTTTGTGTCTATGGAATAGAAGAAGTGGCTTTACCTCTAAATCAGGAGCCACTTCTTTTATCCATTCTGTTACCCACATATCTGCACCACTATTGAACCAGGGTCCTCCTGCGGTGGTGTAATAAACGTCGTACATTTATTTAGAACCTATTTGTGCCTTTAATTGGTCTATTTGTATTTGTTGTTCTTTGATTGCTTCTACCAATAAACCTACCATTTTAGAATAATCTAATGCTAAGAAACCATCTGCTCTTTCAATTACTACCTGTGGTAGAACTTGCTGAACTTCTTGTGCTATTAAACCTGTTTTTGGAGTTGTTTTTGTTACTTCATTCACATCATCATTCCATTCCCAAGTTACACCATTTAATTGCTTAACTTTTAATACTGCATTTGAAATAGTTTGAATATTATTCTTATGTCTCTTATCCGAAGTAAAGAATGCCGTAATATCACCTGTTGCGGTTACTGCTCCAGTTACCGTTAATGCTCCCGTTGCGGTTGCTCCACTTACTGTTAAAGAAGTTAATGTTCCAACCGATGTTAGTGAAGATGCCGTTACACCCGATGCTAATGTTGCACCTGATAGAGTTCCTGCTGCTGCCGTTACCGTTATTGCTGCTGAACCATCAAAGTTTACACCATTAATCGCTCTTGCGGTTGCCAATGTAGTTGCAGTTGATGCGTTACCGGTTAATGCTCCTGTAAATCCAGTCGAAGTTACCGATGTTAAACCTGCTATTGTTGTTGCAGATGCACCTAATGCAATTGCAGTTGTACCAATAGTAGTTGAACTATTTGTTAATTGTGCATTTCCAATTCCTGTTACTTGTGATGAACCACTTACTATACCTGCTGGTATTGAACTAATACTTGCGTATGTAATTTGAGATGAACCACTTACTACACCATTAGTTGAATTTATTGCTCCGTTAAATGATGTTGCAGTTGATGCTCCTATTGTTGTAAGTGAACCACTTATTTGAACTGAACCTGTAAATGAATGTGTATCATTACCCGCATCACCAAATCTATTAGAACCACTACTGAATACAACACTTGCCGTTTGATTAACAGTTGTTAAATTTATAATAGTTAAATCTGTAATACTAGTTCCACTTAATTGTGAAGAACCAGAAATTATTCCCGATGGTATTGAACTAATACTTGCATAAGTTACTTGCGAAGAACCACTAATAGTTCCCGTTGGTAAGTTTGATATTGTTTGTGCCGAACCAGAAACAACACCTGTTGGTAATAATGGAGTAACTTGTGCAGCTCCACTTACTATTCCTGCTGGTATAGAAGAGATACTAGTGTATGTGATTTGTGATGAACCGGAAACAACTGTATTTGAATCCAATTGAGTTTTAATCGTTGTATTAATAGAAGATGTAAATGATTCTAAATTAGCAGTTTCAATTAATAAACTTGCAGTTGTTGTGTTTAAGTTTGCTACTGAAACTGTATTTGCAGATGCAGTTAAAATCAATGAACCCGAAATAGTTGCTAATGCACTATTTTGAGTTAATTGAGAAGAACTAAATGAATTTAAAGCAGCTACCGATACATTTGATGAACCCGTTGCAACTTCTAATGCAGTTAATGTTGCTGCACTTAATGATTTTACAACAGTATTACCTTCTACAAATTTAATTGAACCAGTTGATATATAAAGGTCTCTCCAAATTTTAGTTGCAGAACCTAAATCAAATGCGTTTGTTGTCTGTGGAATAAGAGAAGAACTCAAAGATGCTACAACATTTACAGTATCAGCAGTTGCATCACCGATTGTGATTGCTCCACCTAATGTTAAATTTCCTGCAATGTTTGCATTTCCGGTAATATCTAATCCGGAACCTGAAATTGCTCCAAAGTTTCCGGTACTACCAGTACCTCCTGCCGATAATACGATGTCGCCTGTTGCTCCACCGATTACTAATGTTCCCAATGTAGTGTTTACATATGGTTCTCCGAATGCCAATGACCCGGATTGTTGTGCGGTGCTACCGCGTCTAAATTTAAGTCCCATTTTAGTTTACTCTTTTTTTTAGTTGTTTAGTTTGTTTATATAAATATAGATTTTTTTACAAAACCTACACATTAAAATCAATATGGAATTCACTTCCACTATATGTAA